TCATTTGTTACTCCGGTTTAGTAGGCCAAATTACGTTTTGCGGAAAGCCATCTTGATTTGGGACATCGCGTAATGCTTGACGATATATTTTCCAAGCATCAGACATTACATAATCGGAAGTAGCCATCCAATCTGTTTCTTCTAACTTTAAATTTCTTTGCTGACGAATATCCTCGGCTTTTTGTTCATTTGTCCTTTTATCTTCTGGAGGAGAAAATATTCCGTCAATGTAAGACCAACCAATACCGCCTTCTGTTGCCTCAACAAGATTAGGAAGATAATCAAGCGAATCAACCTCTATAGTATTCACTACTAAATTATTTTCTATAACGTGTGCTTGCATTATTTTCTCCTAATACTCAATAACTACAACACCGGCTCGTCCATAACCGTTTGTTGGTGAACCATAAGCCATATATGAACCACCACCTGCACCATATGGTCCTGAATATTGATGAGAACCAGTTCCCCAGAAACTACCTGCCCCTGTTTCAGCTTGATAGCCTGAACCTGTTGCAGCACCGCCAGTTATATTTAAATCTCCACCACTAGCGCTTCCGCCTGAAGCATATTGTGATGTTCCTCCCGCTCCACCACCTCCAGTAATTGTAGTTGCGCCATAAACTGCTGTTGATGTTCCGCCTGCATTTCCTGCGCTTGCTGATGTTCCTCCGCTTCCTATTGTTATTGTTATGCTGCCACCACCACTAACATCTAAATATTTAATAGCAGTGCCTCCGGCAGAGCCTCCGCAAGAATAACTTAATCCTGCTCCACCTCCTCCACCAGTGACATATATTTTTATTGCTGTTACTCCAGACGGAATTGACCAAGTTGTTGATCCTGTAATTGTGGTCATATTACTAAAACCACCACCCCCAACACCAGTAAGACCTGAGCCGTCACCAACAAACGCATTAGCATTAACAGTGCCGGAGAAATGAGCGTCTTTGAAGCGATTAGAAGCACCTCCAATGTTTACATGACCATTATAAAAAGTATTTGTTCCTACATCGTAAGGGAAGATAGCATCTAAATCTCCGCCTCCGTGATGATTAAAGAAAATACCAGCATCGTCCGTTCCAATATACATACCACTGGATTTAGTACCAATACTACCGACTGTTGTGCCGTCTTTGCGGAAGTCTACAATACCGCCGTCTGTTGACATTCGATTTAAAATTTGAGCAGAGTTTGAGGTTACAGCATTGTAAATACGACCAGAACTGGTGACAGCAAAACCTGAGCCTGTTGTATTGTCATAAAGAGTTCCGTCAGTAGTACCAACAAGCAAGTTGCCACTGCTGTCGAGTGTCATCTGTGGCACGTCACCTTCATAACCAGAACGACCTGCGGCAAAATGAAGGTTTTGCGAACCATTAGTGCTAGATAATTTTCCCCACATTCCGACAAAATGATCTTCTACTCCATCAATGTCAGAATTACCTATTAAAAACGCACCTGCTATATCACCGACATCTACAGAAGAGTCTTCTCTAAAAGCGATAATCTCAGCACCTGTTGAACTTGATGCTACTAACTGCCTTCCCAATAAAACGCCTGTAGGAATAGTGCTAGTACCAATACCGACATTGCCTGATGCGTCAAATGTAGCAGCAGTTGTTGTTGAGCCTCCGTTTTGTACAACAATATCGACTCTACCAATAGAAGAAGGATAACTACCACCAGCAATAGCTTGAGCAGTAATACCACCTAAAAAGCCACCACCTTCAATATGAACACCATGTCCACCGCGATTGCCTACTGTATTTGGAACAGTAACTCTTGATACTGAAGAGCTAACTCCAGTTTGAGCAGCACCTGCTATAGTAATAGGAGCTGTAGGACTACTAGTACCAATACCCAAAGACTCAGCAGAAGCATCCCAGAAGAACTTAGGCGTTGTTCCAGTGTCTTCGTAGAAGGAGATGTCGCCTGTCGCGTGGTCAATACTAAGACGATTTTTTGCAGAAGAAATATCATCAACAAGGGTTTGAATATAAATGTCACCAGCTGTTTGTCTAAATCTTGTATTTAAATCTGTCTGGTCTGTTTCAAATAAAATTAAACTTACAGATGTTCCGCTAAAAGAAGCATCACCATCAACAGTCAGCCCATCCATTGTGGCTGTGCCAGTAACGTCTATGCCTGTGGAATTAACAGTAAGAATATCTGCAAAGGCTGCACCAGCGCCTCTAGCTTGAAAAACTAATTTGCCATCTTCACTTGTGTTTGTAGGGTCTAGAATTACCCCTTTAATTTTTCCATAGGTATGCTGACTGCCTGCGCTGTTTTTGCCGTCAAAGTTAATAACACCAAGAACATCGCTTGCGGCTGGACTTGCTGAGTTTCTGTGAAGAAAAATTTCTGGCCCTTCCCCAGCGCCAGCATCAGTTGACTCAAGAGTTAAATCACCTGTGAAGGTTGGGGAGGCTGAAGAGATAGCAGCGATGTTCCACGCAGAACCATCATAGACTTTCATGACATCGCTAGTGGTGTTGAAGTATAAAGCACCAGTCAGCAAAGCATTGCCGTCATTGTCTAGTGTAGGGTCAGAGGCTTTATCACCTAAGTAGCGGTCATCAAAAGCATCGTAGCTAGAAGCGGCTGCGGCTGCTGAGGCTGCTGCTGCATCTGCTGAGTCTGACGCATTAGAGGCTGAGGTAGAGGCTGCTGAGGCTGATGCTGAAGCTGCTGCGGCAGAGTCTGCTGCTGAAGTAGCTGAACCAAGAATAGAGTCTGTGTAGGCTTTTGTTGCTACATCTTGAGCTAACGTAGGGTCGCCAACACCAGTGATCTTGTTAGTACCCATTGCTATTGCACCCGACATTGTACCTCCTGTCAGGTTTAGCTTGAGTGCGTCTGCTGTGTCTACATAAGTCTTAGTTGCTGCGTCTTGTGCAGAAGTAGGATCGCCCAATCCTGTAATCTTTGACGTACCCATAGCAATAGCGCCAGTCATAGTACCACCCGCGAGAGGTAGCTTAGTGGCTAGTGCTGTTGTAACTGTTCCTGCAAAGTCTGCATCATCGCCTAGTGCGGCGGCTAATTCGTTCAACGTATCCAATGCGGCAGGAGCAGAATCAATGACTGCTGCAACTGTGTCATCTACATAAGACTTGTTAGCTGCGTCCGTACCTGCTGTTGGTGTGACAACATTAGTTAACTTAGTGTTAGTGAAGTCAGCAGTACCGTTAACGACTAAATTGTTCAGAGTAGTCGTACCAGAAGACGCTGTGACGTTTCCTGTGACATTACCTGTCAGATCGCCAGTGACGTTACCTGTTAAGTTACCTGTGACGTTACCCGTGACATTTCCAGTTAAACCACCAATAAAGCCTGTGTTGGCTGTGATTGTAGAGCCTACAATGGTCGATGGTGTACTAGCGCCAATAGGCGTAGAGTTGATTGAACCACCAGTAATGACTGCATTGCTAGACGCAAAAGTACCGTTGGCTGTTAATGTGCCAGTAACGGTAGCTGTAGCAGTGGTAATGCTAGACGGATTAGTGCCGAGTTCTACAATTTCTGTAGAGGCATTCTCTGTGAAGATTCTTTTGTCAGTTACGTTGACAGCAAGTTCGCCTTGAACCAAGTCACTCGTAGTGGGGACGGCTGAGGCGGTTGAGCTATTCTTGGTTACAATGGTCGCCATTTACTTTTTCCTTTGGTTAGCTTTGACAGCGCGTAATCTTTTTTCAGCTTCCTTCTTGGTCTTCGAGTATCCTGCCACGTTATCTATTTTCCAACCCTTCTGGGTTTTACGGATGGGCATGATTATATCATTCCAAGATGAATGTCATTTAATAACAATAATCCACCACTTAGAATTATTGTCCACTTCACCTTGTGTGACCAGTAGCGAGCTGATAGCTTTGATGGGTTAGCATCCTGCGCGTTGTGTCGCGCATAGTATGATTTTTTCCGGGCTTTATCTTTGGCAGTAGTAGGATTTTTACCTGCGCCTTTTACGCCCTGTTGACCGAATCTCACGGTCTTAACTTCATCCCCTACTTTAGCCAATACAACATGGCTTTTCGTGGGATGGTTAGGGGTACGTTTGGGCTTGTTATACCCACTAACGCCTAACTTGGATATTCTTGGGTCTTTTTTACTCATAAGATAAGGGGGCAGGTTGCCCTACCCCCATCTCCGCTTAGTTGTCTTAGCCGTTTACAGCAAGAACAAAGCCACTGTCAGGGCGGTATGCCTTAACACCGTAGAGAGTGTCCGCAGTGTACAGAGTGCCGAGGAACTCTTGCTTGTACTGAGTCTGCGAACGAACACCAACCTGCTCCGCGAGGATCAGTGTGTCCTGATGGATGAGCATAGCTGCCTTAACATCACCACCGGCTGAGTTATCAGTAGCAGTTTCAATGACAGGGCAGTTAGAGCTAACGTATACGTCAATACCGTAGAGGTTACCGATCTTGCCGTTCTGTACAACCTGACCACCAACGAAGTCAGATGATACATAACGATCAATACCCATGATTGCGTTACGCAGTGAAGGAGGAATGACAAACGCACGGTTGTCCATAGGAACGTCCGCATCGTCTTGCTTCTGAATCAATGCACGGAAAGCAGCGTCAGTGAAAACGTCAGCAGCCGCAACAGTGTCAACAGCGTAAGCAGTCAGACCAGTTGATGCGTCATTGTAGAAGACAGCAGAGTTAGTCCAATCAGAACCATCGCCGTCACCTAGTGACTTACCAAGAGCAAAGAGGTCGTTGTCAATTTGACGAGCAAGCGCATAACCTGCGTCACCAGTGTAGAAGTTACGCAGTGAAGCAAGAGCTTGCACTTCAGTAATATCTTCGATGATGCGTGAGTATTCGTAGTGCTTGTCAATGACGATCTGTACTTCTGACTCTGTGTCGTTCTGTACAGTAACCGCAGTGTTTTCTGCTTTAGCGTATGCTGCGCCACGGATAGGAGCAGGAACGTGGATAGTGTCCCCTTTCTTACCTGACATAGACATTTTCTTAACAAGGTTCGCGAGGATGAGATTCTTCTCATACGCAGCACGGATCTCGTCACTCCAAATTTCTGGGACAAAAGTTGCCGCAGAAGTGTTATCAACAAAACCGCCAGTAGCGGGGAAAGTAGATGTTGCCATTTCAATATACCTGTAAGTCTAAGTTAGTTTCTTACACGGTTTTCCCGATAGGCTTGCATGATCTCATTAGACATGGCTTGATAGCGTTTCGGGTCAGTCCGCATTAGTTCAATAATGTCGGCTCTTCGATATATCTTCTTGCTTGGCGCTTCTGTACTACCTGAAGCTCCACCTGTTGACGCTGCGTTTAATGCTTGTTTACGTTCTTTGCGTTCAACCTCTACAGTCTGCTTTGTGACATTGCGAATCTCTTTCCATGTAGAGAAGAGTTCATCTGCCGCATCGTAGTTGTATTGGTTGTTCGCTTGCTCGTATAACTGCTGACGAACCTTGCTGCCCATAATCCATTGTTGAAACTCTGGACTAACAGCAATTTCCTTCAGGTCAGGATGCTTCTGCTGTAACGCAGATAACGTCTGACTTTGTTGCATCTGAGCACCGAGTTGCTCCAACTGCTTAAGTGTTGGATGGTTTGCAATCTTGTGTTCTACAGCTTTATCAGGATCAGCGAAGAAGTCTATCTCTTCAGCCTCTTCCGGTTCATTTGATTTGGTTTGCTTAAGAATGAAATCGTCAACAATACTTCTGAGTTTACCTACTTCTTCACCCTGTTGACCAAGCCGAGACTCAGCCTCTTGGTGCATCTTGATTAACTCAGCAGGAGTTTTACCGCGATAGTGCTGTGGTAATTCCTCTGTATCTGGTTCAGCAGCTACCTCTACTTCTTCCGAGACTGCTTCCTCTGTTTCTGCTTCATCTACCTCTTGCGTACGATCATCAATTAATTGTGCCACTATTAAACTCCTAACAAGACCAACTAAGCTACCCCGAAAGTGGGACTTATTGATTGGCTACCTTGCGTTCCTTTTTTATCTTCTGCTGTCTATCTCTTGCCCACTTCATCGTTGCACCCGGAAATGCACCCGATATAGGGTCAAGGACTACTGTAGCAGCAGAGATAATCCTACTACTGTCATTGCCACATTCAGGACAAGGACGACTCAAGTCTTCATCTCCACTACGAATAAAAGCCTCATTGATGTGGCCTTCACTACAACGGAAATCAAATACCTTCATCGCTACCCTCTTTCTGTATGTGGTCAATGGTAGATTCTAAGTTGAGAATAAAAGAGAGGATGTTCAACTGTCCTTTACGGAAGTACAAATCCTCGTTATCTTTTGTTGCCTCAACTGAATTTATGTGAAGAGCATTGGCACTCAGCTCTTCAATCAATCCTTTCCAACCTGCGGTCATAAACATATCTTGCAGGTTGTCGTAATACTGTTCTACTGCTTTATCCATTCTTGCCCCGCTTCTTCGCTTCTTTCTTTATGTCGTTCTTCAATTCGTGTAGAAGCGAGTTCTGCGTTGATTCTACAAGTTGTAGTCTTTTGTCTAGGCGTTCTAGGATGACGTTGATCTGCGTAACGACTTCCTGTAACTCGCGTTGACTTACCATTAGGATATAGCCTTTGCTGCGTCAAGGTTTAATCTCTTCTCCTTCAGTGCTGTGTCAGCCACCTTGAGTCGGCGTTCAAACTCTTTGTCATCTTCTGTACCAACGCGAAGGTTAGCAGTGATGGCTTTGATTTGATCCGTTTCCAACTCAACAGGAATAGCCTTAGTCTCTGCTGCAATCTTCTGTGCTCGTGCTTGAGACTCAGCAGCCTGTCCGTTAAGTGCGTTAGTTTGAGACTGTTGGAACTCCATCTGTACTTGCTGTGCAGCTTGTGCTGCTTGCTGTTGCTCAGGAGAAGGTTGAGCAGCTTGTTCAAGTCTAGCAATCAGTTCTTCTCTGTTACTGAGATTCATATTATCAATGATAGATTGAATCAAAGTAGGATACAGAGGTGAGTCTTGACCCATAGTCTGTAATAGCTGTACCAGTTGTGTGACTTCGTATTCTCTGGCGATAAT